GTGGGGGTGACCTCATGAGACTCAGCGGCGTCGTCATATTGAATGTGTGACTGAATGACAGAGTTGACGCTAGGTGACAGCGACATGATGTACGAGGGCTGCAAAACAAGTTGCTCTCTCGGTCCAGCAAACTCAAAGTCATCGCCAGCCGACACGAACACCAAGATAGTGACAGCTGAAGATGCTTCCGGCGCGGTGAGCCTATTAAGAACTCTCACGCCGATAATGCCGTTAACCCCTGTGAAGCCAGACGAAGGATTGGGATCCACGGACCAACGAGGCCCTGATTGGTTTATGATGTTGCCGGTTTGCATGAACAACTGCTCACGCATGTAGGGCACAACGAAAGAACACTCGCTGGTTTCGTCGAGATCCATGATGGTGGAGATGGTGTTGGGATTGCCAATAGAGGGTGTGCTCGAGAGATTTTCGGCATTTTGGTCCCAAGAAATGGCCAATCGTCCACGATGGTATGGGGAACGCACCACCTTAAAAGTGAACTTGAGTGAACCACGCCAGTACTGGAAGTGGTTCGAAACGTAGCTCACGGGTGTGTGGGCAATCTCTGTGCTGTTGGACTCGAACAAACCTGGGGCTGCCACGCTCGAGAAGAGAAGTGACCCGGGCTCAAGTGTGGTGGGCCATTCAGTGCCCGTGAGGAAACTGGTTCTCGTACAGAAAGAACTTAGAGTGAGTTCGTCTTCGGATGGTCCACCATGTTGCTCAGCACCTATGGCCGTCTCCTGCTTAGGCTGCACTGAAAGCTTATGGACAGGCTCCGAAATAGCTGTGCTAGCTAGCTGGAATGGCATAGACTTCATGGGCCTCACATCTTCTATATTGGGCACGTTCGTGAATCCAAAGTGGCTAGCGACACCACTCACCATCCTACTAGCCATCTCAGTGGCCCTGGCGTAAGGTCCCAAGACTGGCACCTGGCTGAGAGCACCGGCGGCGTCTGCAACAGCACTAGCGACAGAACTGATTTGCCCGTCGTGCACAAACTCCGATTGAGCGACGGGCAGGTTGGTTGGTCCCGACAAATGGACATCCTCGGCCCACGCATACACCTGAATGTCCACATTGGACGATGAAGTCCCATTTGCGCTGAGCAGGGGTGCAAACTGAGCAAGGTCGACCCTACCCATGTTTCCCAGTTTCGTAACACTGGGTTGCATGTAAGGGAAAGGGTAGAAAAAGGGCAATTCCATCTCAGCTGTCGAACAATTCTGGTTTTCGAGCCAAACATGCGGTTTCTGCGATGTTGGCACAAGGTAGGTACCTAGACCGGCACCAACAGTGTCCGTGCGCCAACCCGATAGTGGCGTGTACGCCGCCATCATTGAGCCGTAATAGAAGGGTGAGCCGTTGATGAGAAACTTCAGTTTTAACTTGCACCTCAATAGTCCGTAACCCTGCAACTTCTGGTTCATATTGGGGTGGGTGAAGAAAAGGCGCCAGGGTTCAAAACTGGTCTTCAGACCGTTGGCCCCATTTTCTGCCCAGACATAAGTGAAGATCCGAACAGGTCTCGAGAAGTAACTGCCTAGCACTTGTGGCAACTGGGGTATAGTAACAAGGCTGTCTGTGTGTGTCTTCACTGTGATGTGCGCACCAGCTGGCTCGTTCTTGAACACAACCTGTTGGTGAGCACTGTCGACGGAGGACGCGGCTCCCGTACCAGGTGCGTTACCTGTATCATAAGCAATGTCCGCTTGGGCCACGCCACTCCACTTATCACGCCGTTTCCTATTACGCAACTGTGATCGCACTTTGTTGATGGCTTGCGCCACCACCTTCGGGGCCATTTCCCTTTGTTCGGTGGTGGGTGATTTCTTGGTTTCTTTATATTGGTTCTTGCTGAAATCATTATTGTCGGGAACACGTGCGATCTCACACATCGCGTCCGTAGGAACTATGTCGGCGGACAACCTCACGCCTCCGTAAACACGGTCTTCGGGGGAACGCCCCATGGTGGTCGATCCCCAAGCGTCCACGCTCCACGCAGTCTGTAGCTCCAGTTCTGACGCGTGGCAGTAATTACGCTTGGTTTGAGTGGTTTCGGAATCTCCAGGCACCAACATCCTAGCCTTAAGTTTGGGGGACGCGTTAACGAAGCGCGTCACCATGCCGTTCCACGTGGGCGGCGGGTTTTCCTTCAGCCTAAACTGTAACTCCGCGCTCCTAGGCAAGGACGCTATGAGAGTCTCGACCTGCTTGAAAAAGTCGTAGTCGTGGAAAAAGGCTTCAGCTTGCGCCGATGCGAGACTGGCGGCGAGCTGTTCTTCGGCACTGGCACTATGGGACGGAACAGTGTAGCACAGCATCTTGTAAATGCTACGTCTGTCCAACGCCGCTACTTTCATCCCTGGGAAGGCACTGTGGTCAACAAAATTCCTCTTCAAAAAAGTGACCTCCTCAAGGGGGATGTAGGGGCGCGAAGCGGCACCTTTCTCAGCCATGGTGTACTGAACCCCAATAGCCGCAAACACGCTCTGGATGCTGGTGTGGTTGTACGTGGGCCTATCAGGATGCACCTTCATGTACACATCGTCGCCAAGAGTGTTCCTAAACACCTTGTCGAAGAATTCGCGTGCACAGCGTAAGTACTCCACGTACTGTTCATCACCCTTGTGCAGCTCAACATAAGCATACATGTGTAGCAGATTGTTGGCAACACAATTGAAGAAGGTCGTGAGCTGGTGACCAGACGCCTCGCCTCCAAGCAGCGTTATGAGCTCGCCGAAAAAATTGATGGTGGCATTGGAGATGTCAGCTAACATGACGCGAAAAGCAAGCAACTCCGCGTAGTCGTAGTTACCACAACGCTCAGCGATGTGCGCAAACACCTTACTAGTGCAGTTGCTGATGAGCAGATTAAGCACTGCTTCAAACGCTTTGAAATCGCCAGCGATCCAGTTGTCGCCGGGCAGCAAACACGCCAGCCTATGGACATCGTCCCATTCCTCCGAGTGCGTGTTGAGCCCCACTGCAATGCCCATAACGTCTCGACGACGAATCAGCACTCTACACAGCGCCATGGTGGACATGCGGATATTGGTGAGAAACGCTAGGGGGCACATATAAATGCTGCGGGCCTTCCCGGCCTCAACCTTCTCCTTCGACAACAATTCGTTTTTCCAACAAGCATCGTATATGGCATGTGGCCTGATGCCCTTATGCATGAGATCCCTCATCTCGTCGATCTCTCTGAGTGTGGCTGCGTCATACCTCCTAAAGCTGTCCCACACGTCGAACTTTTCTGGCTCAGTCAGAAACTGCAACTTAGGTCCCCGCTTGCCATGCCCCGCGGAGGTCGCGTGCTTCTGTGCGTCAACATTAGGAACACCAGGGAAGCCATTTACAGCGACAGAGATGGGCACAGGATGCACATCTTGCCAGTCCTGTTCTGTGAAATGGTTATCGATGTGCTCGCAATACGCCTCCACACAAGCGCGCATTACCATCTCGTTCATGCTGTGAGTTGGGTGCAGATAGTTCTCCAGCACGAGTTGGGGTTGTTTCCACCCGCTGTTACGGGGGGCAGCCATGTTGTCTACAATGGGTGGAGAAAACGTGTGTCCCACAGCAAACACGTGGGTAGCGTACGGAGTGTGCGTGCCAGTGAACTTTGGTCGAGCAACAAAAGATTTCAGCTGACCGTGGGTCATGATGTGCCCATCCTTGTGGTAGTCCGTGTACAACTTGTCTTGTGGACCCAACTTGAGGAAACCGCCGACCTGTGCCACGGGGTAAGCCGGTTTTATGGTGCCGACTTGTGGGTGAACTCTGTGGTCAAAGTCCTCAGCATAAACCTTCACAGCCCAAGCAGTGTTGGTCAGTACATTGTAGCCCGCATGTATGCCAACGATCACACTGCCAAGAGAGCTGTGGATCACGAGCGGGGACCCGCACTCACCACTCACAGTAGCCCGAGTGGGTCGAGATGCCCAAGCCTCACACACGACTCCTTCAGCACCCGACAAGCCCTCGAGGCCAGCCAAGGTCACGCCCACACATGGCAGTACCTCCACACTGTGGTCTTCGTGGCGCACGTGGTACGAGCTAGGGCCCACACTTTGGAAGGAGCGCCGGGCGAAGAGATGTTTGATGGTCTTAAATCTGTGTGGCATGGCCCAGGAGGTCACAATAGCAATGTCACGGCTCGGATGTCGCGTCACCATACGGTCGTCAACCTCCACGACGAAGCTTGGTTTGACACCCTCCTCGGTCACCGGTCCGAGCCATATCTCAATCTTGCAAGGGGTGGGAAGAGCGTGGTTGTTGATGACGAACGTCTCAGAATCGACGACCAAAACCCTGGTGTTGGCGCGCCCCTTTCCTAGCGGCATCTCACCATACACCCTCGCAAACACAACATTGTTGTGGAGGGCATGAACTAGCTGCGACTCGTTGTGGGGGCGGCGCGCATCGACGTCGAGACGAGTAATAGCACGCTCTTTAACGGTCCACACGTTCTTCTTCTCCGCTTCACGGACAGTGGGTCTTCTTCCAACGGCCTCAAGATCCATCTGGAGGTCAGCCATGGGGATGCCCATCAGCTGTGTGTAGACGACCTCGTGATCGTCAGGACTGTCCTCACGCAACACAACTGGTTCACCAACCTCACTAGGGAGGGGCGAATTAGGGTAATTGCAAGTGGAACAAGTGGCGACAGAGCCCTCACTAGGAACGCGAACCTCATGTTTGGGAGCGGGTCTAAACATCACTGCCAGCTTAGCTATGATAGCCACAGCCGAGAGTAAAGTCATGGCCACGAGAACGTTGCGAACGACCTTGTTGTCACCACCAAGCCGTTGATCGTGAGCTCGAGCGGCGTGTGTGAGGTCCTGCATGGGCGAGTTAGTCGCCTTCTTCACGCACCAAAGGAAGCCACGTTGTGCCAGCGGGATGGAAGCGAAAAAATTGATGGTGTTATACACCCACTTGCGCTCAAAATATGCAACAGCAACAGCAACGCCCAACCTCTCGTACCAGAACTTCTTGCGTGTACCGAGTAAAAACTCTCTGACCTGTGTGCGATCTGGGTCTTCAACCTGTGTGGCGTAGTATTTGACATAGTCGTACCCACCCTTAACGATGTCGCCCATGCACCAACCGTTTGAAATATGCAAAGGAGCATCTTCCTGTATGTACACATCTAGTAGCGCGGTTTCTTTCGCATCTAAGGTGCCACAGAACTGCATTACAACATCTCGAATGGTCGTGAGTTGCGACTCCAGGAAGTGACCACGTGGGCCAAAACGTGGCTCGAAAGTGAGATACACCAAATCAGGGCCTTCGTCTACGCGGGAAAATGCACCATCGCTCAGCGCGTTCATGCGATCTCGTGGGTCTAGAGTTAAAAACTCAGACAGGGCATCGTCGACGAGAGTGTTGATACGCACCGTGATCTCATTATCGTCTGGTGACACACTAGGGTCACAAAAGTCCACCTTGAACCAACGGGCAATGTCGGGGTCGTCGTATATCTGCGAAATGTAAGCCCTAACGACCTTGTCTGTGTACTTCGAGAACAACATGTGCTTGTGGCCATTGAGTCCGGCGGTCCGGACACGGTGCTTGCGCGTGCATGTGTCCCCACTCTGGGACACCATGGACATCTCGCCAAACAGCATTGGTCCAGTTTCGGGTGCGGAGCACCTACAGAGTGAAACAGGCAAAGAGCACTCGCAAAGGGGCTCCGGGCCTATTTTGCCGACCGTCTCCATCAGCTTGTCCTGCTGTGCAATGTGCTTCTGGTACACAACAGTCATGTACTCAAGTAAATCTGCATAGTGGTGGAACGTCTTGTGTGGCACGAACTCGCCACTCATACCGTTCACACGGGGCACGCAAACTTCAAACTCCCACAGGTCAGGGTACTGAACGCCTGGAGGTATTTTGGTAGTATCTATCTTATCCTGACCAGGTACGCGGAATTCTTCCTTCACAATGGGCTGGATCCGGACAGCAAACCTGCGAAGGAAAGCCGCGGAGCTGTTGAAGTAAAGATTCGCGTTTAAGTCGTGTAGGTTGCTGGTGACCCCCACCCACTCTGCTCTGAATGGAATCTTGCCTTTATCGGGTAGGTCGGCCTGTGGAGTCACGAACTGGATGTTGTTAATTGCACTGATAATGTCTCCGATGGACTGGTCAACGCCTTGAACAACATTGGCACGGTACTTAGCAGCGTCGTCATACAGTACGCCAGCAAAATGTGACTTATACCCACTATAAAACGGGTCGTTCTCGGTGCGTGTCCACAGCGTCGCGGCTTCTTTGGAGATGCCACGAACTGAGCAGTAGTGATTGAGAAGACCGGTGGCTATGAAGGACTTCGCC